GATGTAGTTTATTAATTCTTTATTCATTGTTATTATTTGTTTGTTATTGTATAGTTATTATCTTTGTTAGTTCGTATTTACTTTGTAAGTTATTTATCTTCGTTTCTTCTATCAACTCCACGAGAGTATATAACTTCTGTTCCGTCTGCGTAGCGATATAGTCTATCGATCGTTTGTGTGTTGTCATTCCAGCGTAGTATTGTTTCAAATTCTTTGTTCATATTGTGTATTAGTTAAGTTGTTATTCATATATATTATCTATATCGTCTCGTATTAAGTATGTAAGTGCTATACATATATTGTCTAAAGTAAAATGTGAAATACTACAGGGAAATAAGTAGGAGGGTAAGAGATAGGGTAGAGGGATCGGCCCGCTAAACGCCATAAAATTATCTGGAACGGATATAAATAGGGTGGGGCTGGTAATAAAAAATGGTTTTTACTTTTATAAGTGGGCGGCGAGGTGTATAGTAGTAACACAAAACTCCACTATATCTAACGTGCCAAAAATAGTGACATTAGCCTATAAGAGTATATAAGTAACAGGCTTTTGTCACCCTTTTTAAATAGTAACCTTTACATGTGATTATTCTAACATGGCAATAAAAAGAGCAGGTAACTCACAAGGTCTATCACCAGTTGCGTTACGACGTAAACGTGCTAGAGACAAGGCAGCAGCAATGACGCCTAAGAGACGTAAGCGAAAAGCCGAGAACCAACGCTATGGCCAAAGGTCAGATTCCGACATTCACCATGAACCAAACGGAACATTGCGTAGAACCTCTATAGCCTATAACCGAGCTACTCACACCAGAGGAGAAGTTAACAAATCCGCGTAACTAGGGTCCGTGGAACCCAATGCACCCTAGAAAAACCAACCAACCTAATATACAATGACGTATCTTTATTACAGGACCAACAATACGTGGAGTGGTCAACCACAAGTATCAGAAGACACAATTAGCTTCTGGAAACATCTATCTGACAAAGCAAACTGGAGGATAGTTCAATTACCAAATGGGTATTACCAAACAGAGTACAAACACATCGACAACAGTTGGTGCGACGTAACACGCCGAGAGACTATAGAGTCAGCTGAGGCAGCAATTGATGGTAGCATCGAACACTACACTAAGAAGCTAGATTATCTAGAAGGACCGAAGGTAGTTAAAACATTTGATAAGTAAAAACAAACAATACAATTTAATTTAATGGAATATAATTTACCAAGTCAGATTGTCAAAAACTTAGATTTTGGCACTGATGCAAAAACTAAAGTTATAAGTGGCGTTGAGAAACTAGCGAAAGCAGTTAAATCAACATTAGGTGCTTCAGGAAAATGTGTTATCTATGAAGATAGCATGGGACGACCGGTGATCACAAAAGATGGTGTAACCGTTGCGGAAAGCGTAGTCTTACACGACCCGGTTGAAAACATAGGTGCCACACTTATTAAGGAAGCCTCTAAAAATACAGTGAAAGAAGCAGGTGACGGTACCACTACGGCTATCGTCCTTGCTGAATCACTTATCAAAGAGGTTAATAAAGCGCAGTACGATGGATGCTCGATACGAGAGATTAAAAATGGCATCGACACAGGACTTGCGCAAGCCACAGCAATATTAGAAAACATGAGTGTTAAGGTTAAAAACTCTACACTAGATCACGTTAGTTCTATTAGCTGTAACAATGATAACCAACTTGGCAGCATAATAGCCAAGGCTTATAAAAAAGTTGGCAAAAATGGTGTGGTTTTGATGGAAGAGTCACAAACAGATGAAACATACGTTGACGTAGTTGACGGTGTACAAATAGAATCTGGGCTTACATCACCATACTTTGCTACTAATACAGAGAAAAACAGGTGCGAGCTTGAAAATCCGGTCATATTGATCGTTTCAAGCCCAATACCTAACCTTAGAAAAATACAAAGTGTACTTGAGTACGTTATAAAGAACAAAAAACCACTACTTATAGTAGCTGAAGTCGATCAACAGGTCAAATCAGCACTTTTGATGAACAAAGTAAAGGGTAATATTAACGTAAATATCATAGATCCTCCAGGTTTTGGGCCAACTCGCGCAGAAGCTATTGAAGATCTAGCTATTTTAACAGGTGCAGAGGTTATAAATGAAGAATTAGGTGATGATTTAGACCTAATACAGCCAGAATCGCTTGGTCAAGCAAAGTTCGTGGTTACAGACAGCAAAAACACTGTTATAACTACACTACCTGTTGACGAAAGCTTAGCTGGTAGAATAAAAGAAGTTAAAGAGCAAATCAAAACTGAGAAAAATGGCTACATAAAGCGCAAACTAGAGCAAAGGTTAGCTATGCTATCAGGTTCTGTTGGTGTTGTGCGCGTAGGAGCAAACTCAAAAGTTGAGTTGAAAGAGAAAAAAGACAGGGTGGAGGATGCAATATATGCAGTCAAGGCGGCTCTGCAAGAAGGTATAGTACCTGGCGGAGGTGTAGCCCTGATGGACGCGGCTTCTGAGCTTGAAAATATTCATTCGAACTTAGAGATGAGTGATAACGCAGGTTTAGAAATATTTTGCAACGCAATAAGAGCACCATATAAGACTATATTAGATAATGCTGGTATAGCTTATGAAACAAAAGGTGATAAAGGTATTGGTTGCAACGTTGTAACTGGTGAAAATGTAAATATGATCGACAATGGTATCGTAGATCCTTTACTAGTTACTAAGACAGCGCTTAAAAATGCAGTAAGTGTTGTTTCTACTATAATTTCTGCAGATTGTGTAATATCTAATATAAGAGTTGAAAATGCGAGCAGTTAGTTATTACATGATAGTTAAGCCTATCAAAGAAAAGAAAACGCTAGCTGGTTTAGATATTACAGATAGCATCGATACCGAAAACAGGTACATAAAAGCGGAGGTCATAAGCGCCGGCGACTTAGTGCCTGAAACTCTAAATAAAGGTTGTATTATATACTACGACAAACATGCTGGGCATGGTATAACTAAAGATGACGTAGCGTATAAAGTAATACAGGTTAAAGACGTAGTGATCGTAGAATAATGAGGATTACTGCATCTGACCTAAAAGACATGCAGCTATTTAAGTATTACAGGCTCGTTAGAAAATGGGCCTGTAAAACTTACAATCTAACTGATGCTGAGCTAGAGTTATTAATAGCCTTAGACTGCATTGGCAGATTCACTAGACAAGAATTTATAGAAGGGACATATACTATGTCTTGGAACAAACAACGGTGGGATAAGCTTAGGCAAGAAGGGTGGATAGAGACGTGGAGGCACCGTAACCGCACTACAATCAAATACAGCATTTTTAAGACATCATTTAAATGCCAACAGTTAATAAGCAGAATATATAGAATATTACTGGCTGAAGAAGACTTACCTACTTCTGAACGTAGTGTGTTTTTTAAAAACAAATCTTACACAGATAAGGTATTCAACGCAGCCATTGATAGAATGATCACAGACAAAACAAGATAATGGCAAGACCAATAACAAATAGAGTAAAAAACAGCAAAACACCTGTAATTAGAAAAGATCTAGACGGCGGCGTAGTTGCTGAAGCCAATAGAGATGGATCTATATACGTTGACAAAGACGTAAAACCAGGTTCTCCTCTTGAGAAAGAAGCTATAGCGCACGAAAAAGTTCATTTAAATCAAATGAATCGTGGTGACTTAGACTACGATGATAAAAATGTTTACTGGAAAGGTAAAACTTACTCTAGATCTAAAATGAACGAAGGCGCTAAAAGCTTGCCTTGGGAGAAAGAAGCATACGACAAAACTGAACACATGAATAGTAATAGAAAAATATCAGCTATGAAGATGACAGATGCTGACATAGTTGCTGGTAATATGCAGGTGCATAAAAAGTTTACAGACGCCGGTAGCTTAATGAACGCAAACACGCCTGGTGCTAACACTACTAATGGTACAACATCTGATGGAACTGAAGAAAGTATTACTATAACAGATCTTATAAGAAACAGAAAAGATAAAAAGAACGAAAAAAGAAAAGAACAAATAGACGACATAATGTCTGGTGTAGAATCTAAAAGCTTAGACGCTGGTGCTTCAACTGGACCTAATGCGCCAACATTTATAAATCCTTTACCTATGAAAGCAACACCTATAACATATAAGTCAAAAAACAAAACGCCACTAAAGCAGAGCATAGCTGCAGAAGAGTACAAAGCTATAGTTAATGGTAAATACGGAACTGTTGAACGTACCGAGAAAAGTACACCAGGCTCGACAACCACTAAAAGCAAATCTAGAAAAAGCACAGTAACACAAGCTAAATCAGGTCAGCCACAAGCCGAAGACCCAATGGCACACTTAAAAAACCTTAGTCAAAGATTTTCTGGAGCAACTGGTGCTGAGTTAGCAGCCAAAGGACATATATCAGGTGCTTATGTTGACAAGTATGATGAAATGTTTCCGTCTTCTGAATCTTCATCTGAAACTACTACTACCGAAGGTACAAAGTCTGTTGATGTAAAGTTTACTCCAGACAAAATAACAGTTAAGGGTAAAGAAGCAACACCTGGTACCTACAACATGGGATTCTACGAAGCTAGAAACCTAAACTTAGCTGCCAAACAAAAACGTCAAACTCAAAACAGGGATCTTAGACAGTCTCAAAGAGATTATTATAAAGCGTTAGAAAGAAAAACAGGTGAAAAAGTTCCTAGAGGGCAAAGACAGCAAATAAACCCTACTACCGGTCAGCCATTCGATACTCCAAAAGAGTTTATGGAGTATAGATCAAAAGCTAGATCTAGCTACGACAACAAGGTTGGTAAAAGATATGGTGGTACAAAAGCTACTAAAGATACTATTAGAGATGCTACTGCAGCTGACGCGCCAGAAGGAACTGCAACAGCAGACATGAGCACAGGTTTAGCTGTTATACCAAAAACCTCTAACAGTAACACGTCTAGTAGCAATGCTTCTAATAAAACTACTAAACTTTCAGATGGTGACAAAATAACTAAAGGTAAAGAAATAAAAGGCCTAAAAGGTAAGTCAGCGTTTGGAATGAACTCAAACAAAAACAACGCCCCCTTTAAAATGGGTGGCTATGGTTCCAAGTCATATAAAAAATAAAACAATGAAAGCAACAAACATTTATCAATCATTAAAGTCAAAAGGAGTTTGCGGTACAGATGGTATGCCTCCAAAGCTACCAGGCGTTAAGTCTCCTTTGAAAAAATCTCCTTATAAGTTTAACGCAGGCTTGAAGAAAGCTGCAGCTGAAGGCAAGCTAGATAAAAACCCTGAATTTAAAAAAGAGGTACAGTCTTCTCCAGTTAAAAAGAAGTATTGCTCTTCTCCAGCGAAAGTAAAAGATGAAAAATATAAAGACAAGTACAAGAAAGGAGAAGTAAAGCACGAAAGTATAACTTACGATCCAGTCGCTGGAACAACTACTAGAACTTTCTCTGACGCTGACGTTAAAAAGTATGGAATTCAAAAGCAAATAGTAGCTAAGGCTAAACCAAAGTCTCCAGCTAAGATGGATTTAGATGTTTCAAGACGTAAGCCTAAAAACGTAAGGGCAGCTAATAGATTAGCTAGGCGTAACAGAGGTGCAGCAAGACAGAGAGCAAGAGCTTGTAGAAAAAGATAATAATTATGAGCAATAAAAAGAAATTTAAAGACACAAAAGTCGGTAAGTTTCTATCTCAAAAAGGACCTAGTATAGTAGAAGCAGTAGGTGATGTCCTACCTGACGCTGGTGTACTAGGTTTAGTTAAAAAGCTAATAGAAAAAGAAGATCCAGTAGTTTTACCGCCTCAAGATAAAGAGACTGCGTTAAAGCTGCTAGAGCAAGATATGGTAGAAATGCAAGAAGTATCTAAGCGTTGGGTTAGTGATATGCAATCAGATTCGTGGTTGTCTAAAAACACTAGACCGATGACTTTGATATTTCTAACTATATCTATGATAATATTAATACTTCTAGATAGCTTTGAAATAAACTTCTCAGTAGATAAAGGCTGGGTTGATCTTTTAAAATCCCTGCTTATAACCGTATACGTTGCTTATTTCGGTTCTAGAGGAGCAGAAAAATATAAAGCAATAAGTAAAAAATAAAAAATGAAAGTTACATGGGATTGTAACGCCTGAATATGTTACTATGACTATAGGAGACTAATATTGTTAAAAAACGCCTATATAGCGTGATAATATATACTATTGCAACATTCACTTATTATAAATAAAAAATTATGGCATATCAAAAATTACAATCATACAGAGCCGCCGCAGTAGTTCCGTCGGATACAACTACTATACCACACGTAGACGGTGTAGATAAGGTAATACCTTGTGTTCTTTATGTAGGAGTCACAGGTGATCTTAAAGTTAAAACAGCGGGGAATGACGAAGTTACGTTTAAAAACGTACCTGTAGGCTTTCTTCCTATACAAGTAAAACAAGTTTTTGAAACAGGAACTTCAGCTTCTGAAATTATTGCTCTTTGGTAAATGATAGGACTAGTAATAGCTATTTGGAACGCGATATTTGGCCGCAAAAGAACAGAGACCTATTACTATGTGTCTGAAGAAGGTAGCGCAGTAGGTGAACCTAATATCGAGATAGGTAATGATGGTTTACCTATTTTGAACGACGGTAATATTCATGCTGCTGTTGAAGCTTATTTTAACAGTGAACTAGTAGACATAGAAAATTGGGATGTAAGTGCTGTTACTAATATGTTTGAACTTTTTAGAAATAGTGGTTTTAACGATGATATAGGTAATTGGGACGTAAGCAATGTTACTAATATGCAGAGGATATTCGAGAGAGCTTCTTTATTCAATCAAGATATTAGCAATTGGGATGTGAGTAGTGTTACTAATATGGGTAATATGTTTGACACTGCTACAGCTTTCAACCAAAACATTGGAAATTGGAACGTAAGCAATGTGACTAATATGAGTAGTATGTTTTATTATGCACAAAATTTCAACCAAGACATAAGCGGTTGGGATGTAGGTAATGTGACTAATATGGGTGATATGTTTAGCCGCGCATTTAATTTTAATCAAGATATTACTAATTGGAGCATGGGTAATGTTACTAACATAGGTAGTATGCTTAACTTTGCCGGTGTCTCTAGTCAAAATCTTGGCAATTGGGACATTAGTTCAGTGAGAACTACTGATAGTTTTGTAAGTAGCTCATTTCAGTTTTCTACATCTGATTACGATGCTATTTTAATAGGATGGGAGGCTACTTTACAATTAAGCTACCCATCAGGAAGCGGCTATTTTCAATTCCCACCAAGTATTACTTTTGGAAGTTCGGTACACACAACAGGAGGTGCAGCAGAGGCAGCTAAGAACTCACTTATAAGCACATTTAATTGGACAATAACAGACGGAAACCCTTAACATTTAATATTATGTCAGAAACAAATTTTGTAAAAATATCTAACCCATCAGTAAAGACTTGGTTTATTGGTTGGAATAATGACAGAGTTGACGTAAAGGCTTACGGTAGTTGTGACGTTAACCAAACCATGAGGTCTCCTTGGTCAGAGATAGACTACTATACAGATGAAGAAGATTGGGTTAAGGCACTAAAAGATAACGGCATATTATTAAATGATTAAAAAAGTAAAATACATACTGCTTAAAATAATTAAATACTTATATGTATTTAAAGAAGAAAAAGAAGAAACTTCTTATAGTGAGTTTGCAATAGGTTTAGAAAATATAGATGGATAAGGTAGTTTATAGTCATTGGTCAAAGCCTTCGAAAGACGAATACGTAGGCTTTAACTCTAAGCAAGCATTTAAGAATTGTGCTGAGCTATCAGTGCTGCATAGTAGAAAATGGTTTAGCAAAGTAGAGCTTGTAACAGATAGAAAAGGATATAAGTTTTTAATTGAAGAATTAAAACTTCCTTTTACAGACGTCAAAGTAGAGCTTGATTGTTTAAATGATATACCAAAAAAAAATTGGTCTATTGGGAAAATATATGCTTGTAAAATACAGGACGAGCCTTTTATGCACCAGGACTTTGATGTTATTTGGTTTAAAAAGCCAATACCTAAAATACTAAATGCTCAAGCAGCTTTCCAAAACAAAGAATCAAACACTCACTGCCAGGGTTTCTATAAACCGTTAATGGACGATGCTAAGAAGAAACAATATAAACTTAACAAATATTGCGATCTAGATGTTCTAGGCGCTTACAACTGTGGTATAATTGTTTTTAATGATCTATCTATAATAGAACATTGGTATGAACTAGCTATTGATTATATAAATACAAACGCAAAATGGTTCAATCGAATCAGAAACATAGGTTTGCAGCCTATATTTTTTGAGCAGCTTTTAATATACAATCTTTGCGAGTATTATAATTTCAAGGTTGAAATGCTAGGAGATGAATGGGTTGGAGAAGAGAAATCGGTAGAGTATGGGTATACTCACTTGATAGCTCAATCAAAGAGAAAAAAACGCATTGAGGGTTTAGTAGGAAAAAAATTAAAAAGCTTAAAAACTTTTTATGGTCTAGGTGCTGATTTAAAATAAAATGTAATGAAGGATGTTTTTACAAATATTTACGAGAACAATACGTGGGGCGATAACAACAATAGCTCGTATGCTGGTAGTAGCGGAGAGGGAAGCGGCAAAGACTATAACAAAGAGTACGTGGCGATTTTAAAGAATATTATTAAAAATTATAAAATTAATAGTGTTGTCGATCTAGGGTGCGGAGATTTTATAATCGGTGAAATGCTGTATGGTGACTTGAATATTTCATACACGGGTTACGACGCGTACAAAAAAGTTATTGACTACAATAAAACCCAGCACGCCGAGTCAAAATATAAATTTGAACACCTTGACTTCTATACAGACAAAGAGAGCATAGCTAAAGGAGATATGTGCATACTGAAAGACGTTATACATCATTGGCCAACAAAAGAAATATATACTTTTCTTGATTATTTGAAAAAAAGTAAAAAATTTAAGTATATACTGTTAGTTAATTGTTGCGATCAAAAAAAACACGACGAAGACATTGAAGTTGGTGGATTTAGGCAGCTAAGCTACAACTATTTGCCTTTAAGAAAGTACAATCCTACAAAAATAGGTAACTATAAGACAAAAGAAATTTCTGTTATCGTGTGTAAAAATACAGAATAATAATTAAAAATAAAAATTAAATTAAATTATGGACTTAAAAATTAAAGACGAACAGCTTGTTAAATTGCAAGCTTTAGTAAATCAAGTTAGCCAAACACAAATGGAGCTTGGTCAAGTTGAATCTAGAAAATTTGACTTAATAGCAGCTATTCCTGTTTTTAGAAAAGACTTAGAAACTTTTCAAAAGCAATTAGAAGACGAGTATGGAAAAGTTATCATAAGCGTTAGTGACGGAACAATTAGACAGAAAGAAGATGGAGCTGATAAGAAAAATTAGTATAGGCAAGGATTATAAAAACGAAGCCATGCACTACTCCGTAGGCCAAGAGGTTTACGGAGGGCATACTATAAATTCAATACTTGAAGAAGACGACAAGTACAGTATTTATATTATGAAAAACAATGAAGTTTTGCCGTGGAAAGATTTTAATAAAAATATGGCAATTGCGGTTGAATATAATTTAGAATATTAATGAACGGATGGGATAGTTTTATAGTGTCTCCGTTAGATTCAAGATATAACAACACTAAAAAAGTTGGTGACGTAGATCTCATATTAAACACTGAGATATTTACTCACAAAAACGTAAGCAATAATGCTATTGTTGTTGGGCTGCCAAAGAATAAACAAACCGACATACAGATTGGTGACGAAGTAATCATACACCACAACGTGTTTAGAAGATGGCACGATGTTAGAGGTGTAGAACAAAATAGCAAGAGCTTTTTTACCGAAGACAAATACTTTGTTTACGACGATCAATTATATATATACAAGCATAAAGACCAATGGAAGTCACTAGACGAATATTGCTTTGTAAAACCTATAGCTAACGATGATATGTTTTCGTTAGAAAAAGAAAAACCACTAGTTGGTATAGTTAAATACTCTAACAATGTTCTAAACAGCATAGGCGTAGAAGCAGGAGACAAGGTAGGTTTTACACCAGGCAGCGAGTTTGAATTTACTATAGAAGACGAACTTGTTTACAGGGTTAGAACAAAATCAATTACAATTAAATATGAATACGAAGGAGAAGAAAGAGAGCATAATCCAAGCTGGGTACAAAGCAGTTGAGGAGCTAATTAAGGTAGCACAAGAAAAAATCATTACTAATACTGAAGATGATGTTTCTGCCGATAGACTTAAAAATGCCGCCGCTACTAAAAAGCTAGCTATATTTGATGCTTTTGAAATATTAACTCGTATTGAAAACGAAAAAGCCGTTTTAGAAAATAAACCTGTAGAAGACAAATCTGTTGCGTTTAGTGGTTTTGCTGAAAGGAGGAGCAAGTAATGTATAAGCAGACATTATTTAAAGTATTAGATAATCACGTACCCACAAACGCTTTAAAAAGACTAAATAAAGCTAAGCGCTGGGATTATGGCTACAACAAAGACCACGATATGGTCGTCATTAGCAAGACTGGTAAAATAGGTGATATATATGAAATACAAAACCTAAAAATAGCATTACCACCAATAAATAAAGCTCATAAGTTTAAAAGTGACAAATGGGAGGTGACTCCTTATCCTAAGGAACTTAACAGAGTTAAAACAATATTTGATTGGAAAGAACTACCAAACGAATTTAAAAATAAATACATAGATTATATTGAAGGCGAATTTAAAAATAGAGAAGAAGGTTTTTGGTTTTACAACAATGGTAAGCCTACTTATATTACTGGTACTCACTATATGTACCTTCAATGGTCAAAAATTGATGTTGGTAACCCAGACTTTAGGGAAGCCAACAGATTGTTCTTTATATTCTGGGAAGCATGCAAGGCGGACAAAAGGTCTTATGGAATGTGCTATCTTAAAAATCGTCGATCAGGATTCTCATTTATGGCGTCAGGAGAAACTGTTAATCAAGCAACTATTAGTTCAGATGCACGATTCGGAATATTGTCCAAATCTGGACCAGACGCCAAGAAAATGTTCACAGATAAAGTTGTACCAATATCAGTCAATTATCCATTCTTTTTTAAACCAATACAGGACGGGATGGACAGACCAAAGACCGAGCTTGCGTACAGAGTCCCCGCTTCTAAACTTACAAGACGGAACATTACTAGCACCGACAAACCTGAGGAACTCGATGGACTGGATACAACCATAGATTGGAAAAATACAGGTGATAACAGTTATGACGGTGAAAAATTAAGACTGTTAGTACACGACGAGAGCGGTAAGTGGGAAAGACCTAACAATATTTTAAATAATTGGCGAGTCACTAAGACCTGTCTTAGATTAGGTAGTAGAGTTATTGGTAAATGCATGATGGGTTCAACCAGCAACGCATTAGATAAAGGTGGTAACGAATTCAAAAAACTTTACAATAATTCAGATGTTACAAAACGAAACAGAAATGGACAGACAAATTCGGGCCTCTATTCTTTGTTCATACCTATGGAATGGAACTACGAGGGATTCATTGATTCTTATGGACTACCTGTGTTCGAAACACCTGAACGAGAAGTTATTGATCCACATGGAGATATAATCGACGTAGGTGTACTTAGCCATTGGCAGAATGAAGCTGAGGGCTTGAAGTCAGATCAAGACGCATTAAATGAGTTTTATAGACAGTTTCCTAGAACTGAAGAGCACGCTTTTAGAGACGAAACTAAAAATAGTATATTTAACTTAACTAAAATATACGAGCAAATAGATTATAACGAGGAAACAGTTGATTTGACTGTTGGAAACTTTCAGTGGCTAAACGGAGTTAAAGACACTAAAGTAGTATTTATGCCAAATCAGAAAGGTAGGTTTAAAGTTAGTTGGGTGCCACCTAGTAACTTACAAAATAGAGTTGTAATAAAAAATAATGTAAAACACCCTGGCAACGAGCACGTAGGGGCGTTTGGTTGTGACTCTTACGATATATCAGGCACTGTTGATGGTAAAGGTTCTAAGGGATCACTTCATGGTCTTACAAAGTTTAGTATGGAAGATGCACCAGCCAATGAGTTCTTTTTAGAATATATAGCAAGACCACAAACTGCTGAAATATTTTTTGAAGATGTACTAATGGCTTGCATATTCTACGGCATGCCAATATTGGCTGAGAATAATAAGCCAAGATTATTGTATTACTTTAAAAGAAGAGGTTACAGAGGCTTCTCTATGAATAGACCAGATAAAGTATGGAATAAGTTATCTGTGACAGAAAGAGAGATCGGTGGTATGCCAAACTCAAGTGAAGACATAAAGCAAGCTCACGCAGCTGCTATAGAAATGTATATAAATGACCATGTAGGCGAAAAGAACGAAGGTTTTGGTTCTATGCCTTTCAACGAAACTTTGAACGATTGGGCTAAGTTTGACATAAATAGAAGAACCAAGTTTGATGCCACGATAAGTTCTGGATTAGCCATAATGGCTTGCAACAGGCATTTGTATTCGCCCAAACAAAGTATAGAGAAAAAGAAAGTAAATTTAAATATAGTCAAGTATGCAAATGCGGGCTACAATTCAAAAATAATAGAAAATTAGTATGGCTGAGTCAGTTACATCACATTATTTTCCTAGTCAAGTCGTTAGCGACATAGAGAAAGCTTCAGAAGAATACGGTCTTAAGATCGGTAAAGCTATTGAATACGAATGGTTCAATAGAGATTCTGGAACTAATCGTTTCGCTAGTAATCAAAACACTTTTCACAAGTTAAGACTATATGCCAGAGGAGAACAATCAATACAAAAATATAAAGATGAGTTATCAATTAATGGTGACTTAAGTTATTTAAACTTAGACTGGAAGCCTATTCCTATCATACCTAAATTCGTTGACATAGTGGTTAACGGAATATCAGAAAGAACATTTGATATAAAAGCATATTCTCAAGATCCATATGGAGTTTCTAAAAGAACTAAATATATGGAAGATATTATAGCTGACATGAAAACTAGAGACTTAAACGAGTTTTCACAAGAAGCTTTCGGAATATCGATAGCAAGCACACCTCCAGAAAAGTTGCCAGATAGTGAAGAAGAACTACAGCTTCACATGCAGCTAAATTACAAGCAAGCAGTAGAGCTAGCTGAAGAGCAAGCTATAAACACTATACTTGAAGGTAATAGGTATGAGCTTATAAGAAAAAGAATCAACTACGATTTAACTGTTCTGGGCATCGGCGCTGTAAAAAATACTTTTACAAAGTCTGAGGGAGTTAAAGTAGATTACGTTGACCCGGCAAATATAGTTTATTCATATACTGAATCGCCATATTTTGATGATTTATATTACGTAGGTGAAATTAAGACAATACCTATTAATGAGCTTAAGAAAGAATTTCCAGATCTTACTGATAAGGATTTAGAAACAATGAGTAAGCAGGGTTATCAAAACACTGGCTTTTACAATAGAAGCATAGTCGAGTCTACTAATATAGACAGGAATCAAGTTCAAGTATTATACTTTAATTTCAAAACTTATGCTAACGAAGTATACAAAGTAAAAGAAACTTCTACTGGTGCTAGTAAGGTTATAGTTAAAGACGATCAATTCAACCCACCTAATGAGCTACTAGAAGAGAGATTTGGCAAAATGTCTAAGCAGATAGAAGTTCTTTATGAAGGAGCTATGATTTTAGGCACTAAGCAACTTTTGAAATGGGAGCTAGCTAAAAATATGATGAGACCTAAAAGTGACTACACTAAGGTTAAAATGAATTATTCAATAGTGGCGCCAAGAATGTATAAAGGCCGTATAGAGTCGCTAGTAAGCAGGATAACTACTTTTGCTGACATGATACAGTTGACGCACTTAAAGCTGCAACAAGTAATGTCACGTATGATACCTGATGGTATATATTTAGACGCTGATGGCTTAGCTGAAATAGATTTAGGTAACGGCACAAACTACAATCCGCAAGAAGCATTAAACATGTTCTTCCAAACAGGTAGTATAATTGGTAGATCGATGACTGCTGACGGAGATATGAATCCAGGTAAAGTACCTATTCAGGAGATACAGAGCGGCTCAGGAGGAGCTAAATTAGCTTCACTGATACAAACATATAACTACTACCTACAAATGATAAGAGATGTCACCGGATTGAACGAGGCGCGTGATGGTAGTACTCCAGATAAGAACGCTTTAGTAGGTATACAAAAAATGGCAGCCGCTAATTCAAATACTGCTACAAGGCACATATTGCAAAGTGGATTATTTTTAACAGCTGAGTTGGCCGAGTCTATATCATTAAGAATATCTGATATTATAGAGTACTCACCAACTAAAGATGCCTTTATACAGAAGATAGGTGGACACAATGTAGCCACTCTTAGAGAAATGAGCGATCTGCATTTATACGACTTTGGTATATTTATTGACCTAGCACCAGACGAAGAGCAAAAGCAAATGCTTGAAAACAATATTCAAGTAGCATTAGCCAAAAATGGTATAGAGTTAGAAGATGCTATAGATGTTAGAGAAATTAAAAACATAAAGCTTGCTAATCAAGTTCTTAAGATAAGAAGGAAAAAGAAAGCACAGCAAGACCAGTTAATGCAACAACAAAACATCCAAGCTCAAGCTCAAGCAAACGCACAAGCACAGCAAGTAGCCGCTCAAGCAGAAGTGCAGAAAAATCAAGCATTATCGCAAAGCAAGATACAAGTAGAGCAAGGCAAGATCCAAATGGAGATGCAGAAAATGCAACAAGAGGCTATGCTTAAAAAAGAATTAATGAATCACGAGTTTAAGTTAAACATGCAGTTAAAGCAAATGGAAACTGAAATACTAAAAGAACGTGAATCACAAAAAGAAGATCGTAAAGATGAAAGAACTAAAATTCAAGCTACACAGCAATCTGAATTAATAGATCAAAGAAAAAAAGAAAGTCCACCTAAAAACTTCGAGTCATCGGGTAATGATATAATGGGTGGCGGTTTTGGATTAAATGCTTTTGATCCAAGATAAACAAAACAACTATACAATTTTATAATATTTTATTATGGCTAAAAAAAAGAAAGTCGAAAAGGTCGAAGAGATCGTAGACAAAAACGAAGAACAGGCGGTAGAAGTCGCTGCTGTAGAAGAACCAGTTAAACCTCAGCAAGAAGAAAAAATTGATGATGGAATAGCTAGGTTAGATTTAAGGGATTTTCAAGAAAAACCTACTGAGGAAACTACTGAAGAAACAGTTGTAGAAACGCAAGTTGAACCTGAAGTAAAAGCTGAGGTTGAGGAGCAAGCTATTGAAGAAGTAGTAGAAGAGACAGTAGAAGAAAGTCCTGTGCAGGAAATTGCTTTAGAAGAAGTTACAGAAATAGCAGATAAGCTAGAAGAAAACATCGAAGAAGCTATTGAAAAAGCAGAAGAACAAGGAACTCAACTTCCAGAAAACATTCAAAAAGTAGTTGACTTCATGCACGAAACTGGAGGAAGTTTAGAAGATTATGTTCAATTAAATAAAGATTACTCAAAAATGAGTGATAATGATTTATTGAGCGAGTACTTAAAGCAAACTAAACCTCACTTGAACGACGAAGAAAGATCTTTCTTAATGGAAGATTTGTATTCTTGGGACGAGGACATCGATGAAGATCGAGATATAAGAAGAAAGAAATTGGCATTAAAAGAGCAAGTTGCAGATGCTAAAAACCACCTA